ATGTCAAAGACGACCGGACACGATAAGGAAAAAGCTGATTATCAGAAACTTGAAGAGCTTGTCTTCAACATCCAAAGAGAACTTGCCCCTGAAGCCGAGATTGTTCATGACGCCAAAATGATGGGTCGCCACAGTAAACGCCTACGTCAAGTTGACGTATTGATGACCCAAAGGTGCGCACAGTTCACCATTCAAATTGCTATCGAATGCAAAGATTATGCTCGCCCTCTTGATGTTAAAGGTGTTGAGACGTTTGCAGGTCTCCTAGACGATATAGGCGTACACCAAGGCGTTCTTGTCTGCCCAAAGGGCTTCACAAAATCAGCAAAGACCAGAGCAAAAGCATTTAAAATATCCCTTTATAGCCCCGCAGATACCTCAAATCATAAGTGGACTGTCAATGCTAAGATTCCTGCAATTTGTGACTATCGGGCAGCGAAAATCTCCTTTGGAATAGAGACTTCAGCCCCATTACCGCTCATGCTGCCACCCAATTTCCCATTTGAGGTGAAAGTGCATGACAGCCTTGATAACGAGCTTGATACCCCCTTCTCCATTGCCTCTAAAACTTGGAACTCTGGTCTATGGCCAACTGAGCCGGGGTCACACAACAAACTCCCGCTACGAGATGGGATAACCAAAATAGACAACGGCTATGGACAAATAGTGCCCGTTAAACTCTATGTAGATCTAGATGTCACACAGGAACTATTCTTCGGATATTTCCCAATAGTTCGGTTATCAGGCTTCAAAGACGAAATTGCGGATAAGGTGATTACAAATAGTTTTGAGGCTGGTTTAGTCAGTCCAGACGAAGTTTTTAAAACTTGGAAAAAGGTCGAGAGTATCCAAGATGCTCCATGCGAAACCGATATCCTTTTGCAGGCACTACTAGCTTGGCCTGAGTAAGCGTGCTCGTGAGTTTTACAAGTTCTTCTTATCCGCACTCCGCTTAACCACACTCACGCCCAAAACCCCCAGCGCAATACCCCAGATCGGGCTGGTATTGACCAGCGCGGCGATGATCGCCGGGGCCTGAAGTGGGGTCAGGATGATGGCATAGGCGATTGCGCCCATGGTCATGATCCAGGTGAGTGCGACGGCGTAGCCGAAGCTGGGGCGCCAGCGGCGGACAAAGGCATCTTCGCTGGCGACTTCGGCCCGGATGGTGCGGTTGACGGATTTAAGCGTCTCGGTATCGCGCGTGAGTTCGATTTCGGCCATGCGTTCGGTGTGGCGATTGGCGGCCGAAATTTGTTCCGGGGTAACATCGCCTTTGGTAACGGCAGCCTCCACCTGTTTAAGGCCTTCGGCGGCCGTTTTGGCGATCGGATTGTCGATATGATCAAGCCCCGCCCCCACCGCCTTCATCAAAAGCGGCAGGCCGATCTGGGCAAGCAATGCTGGTATCATCTAAGTTCTCCCTCAAATTCGGGGCACCCCGCCGATGGTCGGGATTGGCGTTAAGGCGTGACGAAAAGGAGCATTGGCGAGAACCGGCGCACAGCGTACGTTTGAGTACGTGAGCACCGGAAGCGCAGCCAATGGTTCTTTGCAGTCCGTCTTGGCGGCAATAGCGGCCATCGGATTAGCCGATGTTCTTGTAGAACAGGTGGTTCCCGATCTCGGCGACCGGCACATGGCCGCGTGCCCAGAACGGATCCACCGCATGGGTGTGATAGTGGGTGGCACCCTCGGTCTGATCGGGAAGGTCGCCCGCCACCGCGCGTTTGGCGATGCGTTTGCACAGACGGTATGCCGGGTCGCGCGGGCTAAGTGCCAGCAGCTTCTTGCGGTTGGGGTCCGCCTTGTTCCAGCAGGAAAACTGCGAGGGTTTGAGACACACCGATTTGATGTCATTGCCCCACCAATAGTGCCCGCGAGATTGCGCGAACGCCACGCGATTGAGGATGACGGATGCCACTGCCTCGATCCCGGCAAGCTCTTCGCCGCGTGCCTCGCCATAAAGGGTTCGGGCAAGAACTTCGACCTCGGAAAGCGTCGCGGGATCGGTGATTGGCGATGTATCGGGTCGGATCAATGTATCAGTCATGGGCAAGGTCCTTTTTGCTCGGGGGTGCTGGCATGTCGAGCTTGGCCTCGATCCGGAGCAAATGGCCGGTCAGGCGTTTTTCGACATCCTTGAGATAGGGGATGGAAACATAGTTGCGTGCGACATCGAGCTTGAACGCCGCCAACGCATCGCGCAGATCAGACGTGTCTGACTCCTCGCGGGCACGGAGTTGCTCCATACGGCCAAGCAGTTCGGATCGCATCCGCCATTGCAGCCAGAACAGGCTGGCGACAGCAGGAATTTCAACAGCCGTGATCCACCAGATCACATCAATTGACTGGGTCACAGGCAGGGTCATGGGGGCCTCGATTTTCGGACAAAGAAAAACCCGCAAGCCTTGGCTTGCGGGTCAGTTCACCGTTTTCTCCACCCGGGGCCACACCCCGCGGGTTGGATGAACGGTCAGAGCATTCAGGAGGCAGGCAACAGGTTTGACCCTAGGCTGCCGGGCCTTTCAGCTTTTCTTCCAGGTCCTGCCAGGCCTCGCCAGAGGCAACAAGGCAGCTTGGACCGGACGGATAGGTAAACAGGATCGTCCAGGTCTGGCCGTCGGGCGCTTTAAGCACCTCGATCACGCCCCCATTGGACGTCACGCCAACCGCGACCGGCTGTTCGGAATATTTGGCACTCAGGCTGTCGATCACCTTGGATCGATCCCCACAGACCGGGGATGCCGAGGCTTCGGGAATTGTTACTGCAACGGCACCTGCCACCACAGCGATCAAGCTCAGTGTTTTCAACATGGTCAGGCCTCCTGACAGTCAGGTGCGCCCACATGGACGTCTTGTTTTCCTGTACTGCGAAATGGATCAAAAAATGATCTTTGGCCGTTTCCCGGACCGGCTGCTTTGTAACCGGCACCCGCCTTTGTCTGAATCAACTACGCACTTTGGTATAGGAATAAATATTACTTACTATTCTTTCATATAATAAACGTAGGAACCAAAGCTGAATTTTCCATGAATATTTCGCAATTGTGATACACAGGCTCCCTAACCATTTGGCATTGCGGGAAAGTTTTTTCCCACTCGTAAGAGTTTCTATTCAGACTCTCACGGATTGAAATGGCTCTCGGCCCGAAACATTCCGCTTTGGCCCCGCCAGTCGGCCCGTCGGATCGGCATATCAACCCGCGGCAGCCGCACCGGATCATTCAAAATACAGCCCGCCACCGCATCCAGCCCGTCATCCGGGCCATTGCCATCGGGATGCCAATCGCGCATCTGCGCCAGAAATGGCGTTTGACCCACAGCGTGATGGACATGCAGCAAGCCTGCCCCCATCACCGCGCCAAAGGCATCCTCGATCCGGGTGGCTTTGTTGGTGCTCTCATAATGCTCTACGACGCTGGCCGCCCATCCGATTGATTTTAGCTCCCGCCGAAGAATATTGGGCAGGAACCGGCCAATGCCATTGGTCTCGACCCGAACCGACGGCAAATGATGGCGCGCCATGAATTCGGCGACCTGTGCGCAAAGCTGGCTCGCTTCATCCTGCCAAGGCTTATCGCCGTTTGTCTCCGGGTTTGAGGCCCGCAGCCACGCCATATCGTGCAGCCAATATTCGCCCTGATCACAGATGTAAACGCAGGCCACCACCGCCCCGTCGCCGTGCTTTGAGCCGAAACTCGGATCAAAATGGCAGGCACTGGCGACCATGGTGCGATCCGTGATCCGAAGGCGCATGCGGCCATTGCCATAATCAATCTCGGCTGCGTCCTCATAGAAACGCAATTTCGCCGGATCAAGCATCCCGGCCACCGGGGCGACCATTTCAAGCATCATCTGGCTTTGAAACTTGCGCGCGGGTGTTCGGGCCTGCATCGCCGCAATCGCCTGCTCATCAAAGCGTTCCGGCCAATTTGATGTCCCGTCCCTATTGACGATGGGAAGTTCATAACGTGAAAAACCCGCAAGGAATGGGGCTACTTCACCGATTTCGGTGCGGGCTTCACGGGCATAGATCGAATAATAGCTGTGCGGGGTGCCAACATAAAGCTGCGCCCCGGTCGGGCCCAACACATAGGCAATTTCGCCAAGCTTTTCGCGCAGTTCGGATCGCTTATGGGCGGTGTCGCTGTTTTTGGGCACCTCGACATCATCACAAATCACCAGATCGGCGCGCGACCCGGTAATATTGCCACCAATCCCAACCGCCTGCATGGACGGATCACGGAAGATGCCGCTGCGCGCCACCGTAAACCGCTCGCTCCCCCAATCCACCAGCTTTTCGGGCAAAAGGGCCGCCATCAACGGATGACGCTCCACCACGCGCTTGACGTTGCGCACCATCTTTTTCGCCAGATCAAGATCGGCGGCGAGTACGAGAATGCGCAAATCGGGATCACGATACAAAAGCCAGGCACAAAAAAACCCGACCAGGGTGGATTTGCCGGAATTGCGAAACGCCATCAAAAGCATTTCCCGCTTGCCCGACTGCCAGCAGTCTTCAAGCCAATCGGCCATCTTGCGATGATGGGCGGGCATCCCCAGCCCCAACATCTGATCCCAGATCCAGACGAATTCGGCGAAGCGGGCCTGTGCCATGAGACGCCTCCTTCGCTTTGCTATGCCGCGTCAATGTCGGCCAGTGCCTTTCTGGCCGTGGTGATCAGATCGGTTGCCGATGCGTCTGGCGCGTCACCTGCATCCTCTGCGCTGGCACCCTGCCCCTCAGACGCCCAGCGCAGCAGCTTGATCAACCCATCAAGATGCCCGAGTGCTGTCTTGCACGCTGCCTGATGGGCATTGAAATCCTTGGCGTCGCGCAGAAGCGCGGCCTGCTGTGCCGCCCGGCGATAGGCATTTCGCACCCGTTTGATATCATCGGGCAAATCACGTAGAAGTTCCGCCCGCAAGCTCGCGATTGGATCGGTGTTTTCCGTCTCACGCATCGCGCATCCTCAGATAGTTGAAAGCTCTGACAGCCGCGCATTGGAAAGCTTTTCCGGCCAATAGGCGAGATTGCGCACATACCCATTCATCGCCTTGTCTGCGCCGTCAAAGGTGGCCAAAACGATGTTGGTGAAATTGCGCGGCATGGCAAAGCCATCGGGCGATGACAGCACCACACCATCCAGCCCGACCGAAACCCCGTCATCGTCCCAGGCCAGTGCGATGCGATGGCGGCTGTCCTTCGCAAGCGTGCCATACAGCGACTGGGTCACAACCGGCACGCCCCCCTTGCGCAGCGAAATGCGCAACTGATCAGCCGCACTGTCATAGCCAAGATCAAGATGGTCATCATTAAGGCTCATGGAATACATCTGCACGATCCGCCAGATGCCCTGCCAGTCACGCGCGGTATGGATATCAAAAACAAATGTCCCGCGCCCTTGGGCGAACCAGTCACCGGGATCAAGGCGCACATCATCGGCCGCACGCGCCGCCGGAATGCCGTTGCTGATGATATCACTGGTCGGCGCAGCCCCCGCTTCAAGCTGGGCATTCCAGATCAGGACGGAGGCCGGAAGCGCGCTGATTGCGGTGCTGATTTTCGGGTATCGGGTGGTGCCGGATGCCGGTTCGGAAATCCAGACACGCTGCCAGTTTTCATCCAACACGAAACCATGCGCGGATGCCCCGTCAACACCACCCAGCGTAATATCCGCCGTGCCCGACACCACCCGCATCCAGACGGCGAAGCTATAGGTATCGCTTGCAACCAGCCCACCAACATTCTGGTAAAGGCCATCCGCACCCCCAGCACTACCGGGAAGGTAGAGCTGCATCGCGCTCTGACTGCCATCCGGGGCGGCAATCGCGCTGCTGGTCACGGTCACCCCGCTGTCCTTTTCCCAAAGCGCATTGTCAAAGGCATTGGAATAGCGCAGCAGATTGGTCGCGACCCCCTCGACCAGAAGGCCCAACCGCCGCCCCAGTTCATCATGATCATAGGCCGGTTCATCGTTTGAGCGGGTTTCAAGCAGGCCGCTTGGACCGCGGACAAGCTTCGTGCTGGCACGCGTGACATTCATGCAGGCCGCAAGCGGTTGATAACGCAATCCCATGGGATGCATCTCCTTGATCAAAATCTGTCTGGATGGCGTGAAGATGTTTTGGCGCGCTAACCGCCAATGCGATGAATGTGACACCAGGTCAAAAGATCATGGTCTCCGATTTCACGCGTCTCGGTATCGCTATGCATTACCCGAAGGCGCAAGCCCGTTGCGGGTGTGGCATCAATCCGGGCGATGCCATTCAGCCGCAGACTGTGCGCCGCCCCGCTGCCCATCGCGGTGATGTCATTGGCCTGCAAATGGCTTGACCAATCCGTGCCGTCAAAGCGTTCCAGCGACAATGTGGTAAATACCGACTGGTCTGTAATGGGAAAACGCACCCCGACATCAACATGATAAAACCCCGGCGAAAGCCCGGTCACACCATGCACGCCGCTGTCATAATGTCCGTGACTGTCTTCAATCACCTGATCCCATTCCACCAGAAACGCCCCACCTGCCGGGATCGATTGGCTGGCAGTTCGAAGCAGTTTGATCACCGGCCCGCTTTCATGAATGGGGGCTGCAAACCAGCGCGTGCCATCACAGATCAGATCGACCATGTCGCCGCGTGTCGGCAACGGATAAACGGTCGCATCAATACCGCCATGGATCGGGCGGATCACATCGCCCGCCGCCGTCGTAATATCAACCATGGTGCCATCACCGTTAAACACCCGAAAGCGCACGCCATTGCGGGCAACGGATGCCACCGGCAGGGTCAATTGCGCACCACTTGAAAGCCTGACCAAGGATCCGGTTTCGCGGATATCCATAATGCGGCTGACGGGCGCATCAATCACCGGCATGCGGCGCTCATCCTCCCACGCCAGCAGATCGCCACTGCGAAAATCAAGGTTAAGCATCGCCCTGGCAGAAGACCGTTCAAACGAGGCACGTGCTGTTTCTGATCGACTTTCGGCGGCTTCGGCCCGGTTGGCGGCGTCCTGCGCCTGGCTTGCCTTGGTGCTGGCAACCGCAATCTCCGTCCCGCTTGGGCCATTGGCAAGCCCATCCCCCGCGTCGTTCCAGATCAGGGCGCGACCGGGTTCAATAACCGGCAGCTCTGCCGATGCGCCGTCCCTTTGCCCCGACCCAAAGCGCAACGTGCCCGAAAGCGCGCGATCAACATCGCCAAGGGCGGCTGTCATGAAATCAAAATCGCGATCCAGCGCATCACCACGCGGGATCGACATGGCGTCAAAGCTGCTCAGGCGGCGCAAATGCAATTGCCGGGCAATGGTGATGGTGGTGGCGTTCGCCGGTGGGGTTTCAAACCGCACCACACCACCCCCGCCCTGATCAGTCGGCGTTAACGCAATGTGAAACCCGGTATCGGTTTCCGTGCCATTGATGGCAACCCGCACGTCGCCTGCATCAAACACATCAAAATCAAATGGAAATGTGTCGCGTGCGCCATCGCCGACAAAGGCAATGCTGGCACGGACCTGATTGGCAAAAACGGCACCCATCGCTTACTCCCCCCCTATAAAAGATCAGCCCCAGAAATTCAGCCCCAGCCGTCACGCTTGGAAAACCAAGCATTGAGGCGCGCAACCGTGTCATCCTCTGTGGATCGCAAAAGCGACTTTTCGCGCCAGGCGGCCTGTTGATTGATGCGCGTACGCTTGCGCGCCGTTGCATTGGCGCTAAGGTCCGCATCCTGCCGGGCGGCTTTTTCATAGCCCGCCAGAACCGCACTGGCCGATCCCGATCCACCCGCCATCAGGCCAGATGCCCCTTGCCGGGCGCGGATGGTGGCCTGACGCCGACGTAGGTCTTCTTCGCGTTTGGCGGCATCTTCGCGCTCACGCGCTTCGATCTCGGCCAGATCGGCCTGGCGGGCGGCCTCGCCTTGATTGATCCGGCTTTGGGTATTGGCCTGATCGGCCGCCACACGCTGACCGGTTTGCAGCACCGATGCCGCCATCGGCACGATTGATGTAAATCCACCCATCAGTCATTCACCCCCATTTCACTGGCCGCACCGAGCAACAAAAAAGGCCGGGGCAATGCCCCGGCGATGCGCCATAATCCACTTTTGACCTTTCCCCCGCTGCCCCGCCGCCAGCCAAGTGCGCGCAGCGTAATATCCCCGCTATAAAGCGCATCTTTATCATCGGGCGATCGTTCATCATCGGGTGACACCGGCAGCGCGACATCGCGCAATCCCCGTCCGGTATCAACCCGAAGCTGCCCGGTTTCCTGCAAACGCAGGGTCACGGACACCAATCGCACGGCATTCCCACCATGCGGGCGGCTGCCATCCGATGCGGCCGGCGGCAGGGCATAAATTTCATGCGTAAACGGCAATCCGACCGCGATCTCCGATACCGCACCGATGCTCTCAGACAGCGTGATCGTGCCCCCGGCAACCGGAATGTCATGGGCCAGAACCCCGTCCTGCCAAACGGAAACATCAAGCCCCTCCAGCAGATCAAGATTGCCCCAATGTTGGCGGGGCGGTTCTCCCTCTGCAACCGTTTGGCGACGATAAAGATCAAAGCCGCATGCCGGGTCAAACACGCCCAGGAAATAACGCCCGCCCCGCTCCAACACGACATAAACATCCCCGCCCGAGACGGAGACAGAGGTAAAATGACATCCCGCAACCGACTGCGAGGACCAGGCGGTAATCGCCTCACTGCGGTACAGTGTCAGGGTCGCAAGCGATCCGTCCCTCATCACCACATGCAAAAGCCGTCGATCCGGATCAAAGGCCTGATCGATGGGATGATCAATCAGATGACGCGACAGCAACGCCAGATCGGCCGATCCATAGGCCTGCTCAACATCGGTAAACAGGAACTCACGGATTTCACGCCCGCTACGCCCGGCAAAAAGCGTTGCGCCATCAACATTGACCAACGGCACGGTACGATCGCTCTGGCTGCCAATGCGCGTCTGGCGGGTGACCTGGACATTGGCCGGTGTCAGGGGATCGCCTGTGACCATCCATTCCGACCCGCTGGTAAAGACCTGCAAATGGCGTCCGGCGAAAATCCCGGTGATGGCATTGACCTGATCGGCAAGAAGGGCAAATTCAATCGCCTCGTCATCCAGTCCCTCGCCCAGCTCAAAATTAAACAGATCGCCGGACTTGGACATCCAGAGCCGGTTGGGCAGGTCGCGCGATCCGCCAATGATCAGGCGGTCCTGATGAAAGGTCACGCTGCGTGGCCAGCCGCGCACATCGGAAAAGGCCTGCTCGACAAAATCGACAGTGGCATTGGCATTGGGCAGGGCCTGTTTCAGCGCGATCTCGGCGGTGCGGGCATCACCCACACTGGTGATTTCACCCTCAATCCCCTGAATCCGCCACAGGGTGCCGACATGCTCCGGCACAAACAAATCCACATTGGCGATGAGCTGGACCGTCCCGCTGGTGCCCGACGGGGTCAGGGTGGCGGCGGGTTGAACGAACTTGTAATAGGGCTGGCTGGTTTTGAAATTGGTTTCGCGCCAGGCCCACAGGCTGGTTTGCCAGCTGCCATCGGCAGTGCGCGTGATCCGCACCGGCGCGGCATCGGGATGAACCACCAAAAGCGTATCGGCACTTTGCGTCCAGTTCAGAAGATCATGATGCTCCGTACCAAAGGTGTTTTCAAACCGGATCGTTGCCACCCCGTCTTCAAACACCAGCGCACGTTTGTCGCCAAAGGCCAGCAAATAGGTCTGCTCGGTATTAAACTCGAACTGGATCAAACGCGTTGGCCCCGGCAATTCGTCAATCAATCGAATGCCGGGACGGCGGCGCACACCGCCCGATGGCTCGATAAACACATTGCGCAGCCGTGCCGCGCCATTGGCATAGGCGCTCAGATCTGATCGGCCCCACAATTCCGGGGCCAGTTCACCGGTCGAAAATGTGTTTTTCTCCAGAACGCGGCGGGCCATGGGCTCAGTTCCTTGCAGAAATCAGGGAAAAATCATCAATCGCATGCGGGGTGGATTGCTGCGCATCAGCTAACCTTGCTTCGCGCAACTGGTCTTCAGCCCGCTTGAACAGGTACTCCGCCCGCGTACTGCTTTCAGTCAGCGGCAGGCAAAATTCGGCTGCCAATCGCGCCATCAATGCCAAATCAAACCAGGCGGGGAAACTGCCCTCAGGCAACCGCGCGACATAGGCCAAATAGGCACTTTCACCGGCGACCTTGATCGCCTGATCACGCAACTCGAACTGGGCAATCTTGCCGCCCTCATGTTCAAGCGACAGCAAGCGGATAAAATCGCGCGGCAAGGCAAACAGTGCACTGCCATCCTTGGGCGAGACCGACACATCCTCATCCGCCAAGCGCGATAACCAGGCCCCCCGCCCGGCAAACCGCCACGGATAGCCCGCCAGCATCCCGTCGCGCACGGTGGGATACAGCATCCGGGCAATCTCGGCCTCGGCAACGTCTTCCTCAAAAGACGAAATCGGCGCCGCCCCGATCATCACCAATGCGCGTGCACACAGCGCGACATCACTTAATGCCATTACGTCCCCCCCAAAAGAAAACGGAGCCCGGAAAACCGGGCTCCGCAAGGTTGTCGTTCGCCAGAGTTACGACGCCGACGGATAAAACGCCTTGATCGCAAACAAGACCACATTGTGTTTTGGAACTGTCTCCGATCCGCCAACTTCTGATGTATTCACACTCGCTTCAACGGAGTTCTCAGCGCCACCAACGATTGCGCCGAGACCGACGTCGCTAGAAGCTCCTGCGGTGACAATATGGCTGTGAGCTTTGATTGCATCGTCCTGCCATGTACCAACAGCAAGACCAGAACTTGCATTGTAGCCCCTCAGAAAATCGTAGAGTTGCGGTAGGTTAAACGTGGTAGAGCCGTCACCGTCCCCCCAAAGTGTGCCGATGGTCGCAAACAGATCGGCATATTCGGTGCGCGAGATAGCCGAACCATCACAGACCAGCCAGCCGGTCGGCGGGGTTGGCATGGCGAACGCCGAAACCGAACCGATTTCACTGCCCGCGATAACACCACCGCCGCCAGAGCCACCGCCAGCAATCAGCGTTTCGATGGCTTGAAGCAACTGGGTCTTGTCATCGCAGTCGGGCCAGATGCCTGCACTCTGAATAACGTTCAGAACTTCACATTCCACTGCGGTTGAACCCTGCATGGGCAGTCTCCTTGGTTTGATAAAAGAAAACCCCGGCAACACATGTTGCCGGGGGCGAGGGAAAGACGTGATTTGGTGAAGGGATCGGCGTCAGGCTGCCGCAGGCTGGGACGCCTTGATCGCGTAAGTCACAGCGACGTTGCGCGGGCGGGTTTCATCGCCAGTTCGCGATCCCGGGCTATTGGCGCTATCAAAGTTCAGAAGTCCCGCCGGGCGAAAGATACCATACTCAGTTGATGTCTCGCTCGCACCACCGACGCCGGAGGTACCCGCAAGAGCTCCATTCGCAAAATTGCGATTGAGCGCGGCATAAGTCGTATCGGTCTGACCGGTAATACGTTGCATCTGATCAAGCTGCGCCGATGCAAACACCCGCTCGTCGTCCACACCACGCCCGGCATCAAAGCCGCGCAGAAACTCTCCGCGCAGATCAGGAATATTGAAGGTCGTACTGCCGTCACCTTCGCCCCAGACAGTGCCGAGTGCGGCAAACAGGTCGGCATATTCCACACGGGAGACCGCAGAACCATCACAGCTGAGATAGCCGTCCGGTACTGTCTGAGTGGCAAAGGCATGGATGGAGGCAATCGGCACCTGCAGGCCAGCAATCTGGGCGGCGTCAAATTCTGTGCAGATCGTAATCTTGTTGCAGTTACACATGGGCAATCCTTTTTTCAGGCGAGAAAAGAAACCCCGGCAGCGAATGTCACCGGGGAGAAAAACCTTTCAGGTCTTTATCAGAAGTTTTGATTTCTAAAGGGCGTCGCAGATGCCGCGCAGCCCGACAACGCTATTTGCTTCCCACGGAGCCGCGCCCGAGTGGATGTAACGAGAGCCGCAATGCGCACCGTCATAGAACACCCCGCCACCAATGAAGCATCGCCAAGCAACGTGATTAACACTACCTCGCGGTGCGGAAGAATCCTGACCCACATTGACCACGGAGAAATCCTGATTGTAGTTGTTTCCGCCAAGGTCGAAGTGGCCATCAAGCCAATCCCAGAGGTTCCCTACCGCATCTACCACATTGAACATGGATACCGATTTCTCGACATCACCAGTGGTTGTCGGCCCGGTATTGGAGGTCGCCGACCAAGCATAGGTATTGTTGCCATCCTGGCCAGCTGGCGCACCCTCTGCATAAGTCAGGAATTCTTCAACGGTCGGCAGGCGCTTGCCCGCATTGCGCACAAGCAGGTGGAAGTCGGTACGGGCATACACATCATCCTTGATCGGGGTTACACCATAGCGACTGACGGGTACATTTTCCGGCCAAGTGCCGGTGCCCTCGGAGTTCAGGTAGATATCGGCCCAGAACCCGCCGGGGACGATTTCGACCATGCCTGTCGGATCACAAGTTGGGCGATGTTTCAAATCCCAGACACTGTTGGGGACTATCTGCACCGTCGGCATGTATGACAAATCATATCGATTGGCGACCGGGCGCACCCGGCCGTAGTGGAACCCGCCGATTTTGCGACTGTTGGTGGCGTCATACCCATCAGGGAAAGCAACATTCTTAGTGGCAATCAATTTGGCTTCTGACGTTCCTTCATCTGCATCAACCGCAAACAGACTGATATCATCACCAAGGGCCAAGGTAGTCAGCGAACCGTCATGATGGGTTGGGTCAACAATCGACCAATCAGACTGGGTATCCAGAAAATAACCGTGACCATTCCCACCAATATTGACCAGACATTCGGGAATGTTCAGCGTGTTGGCGCTCGCTGCCGAAATTTGTCCGTTGATCGCAAAGTAACCCGCGAAAGCTGCGAACTGCGCAATATTGACATCCGAACAAAATTTAACCGTTTGATCCATAAAGCGTTCCTTGTTTCGGAGAAAAGAAACCCCGGCAACATCATTCACCGGGGCGAGGTTGAGGGAGGATGAGAAAGGTCAGTCCAGATCAGTCGGTGTTTGAGGTGCCGACCGCCGTCATGTCACGCACATCAACACCACCCGCACCGGAACTGGCGACAACAAACAGGCCACCGGACAGGGTCGCATCGCGGTTGGTGTTGGCGATGATGAAATCACCGACGCGCAGCATGTCGCGCGCATCAGCAAAATAGTCGGCGGTATCGACGTCGGCGGCGACGTCCGGGGTGATGTAGTGCCACAGCGTAAAGCCGTTGGCGTAGGCCAGAACACTGAGGTTTCTGGCTTTGAAACCTTCTGCCATTTGGGTCTCCTTGGTTCGGGAAAAGTCGGATCAGGGGGTTATTCCTGTGCCTGCAAACACACCACGCCATCGCCATCAATGAGCGTCGCGCCCTGGCTCATGGAGTTATTGACAAAGTGGGCAGCGTGATCGCCGTGCCAGGTGATATCGGACTGGACCTCGGAGCCGATTGCATGACCAATGGCTGTGCGGTGATACCAGAAGCAGGAGCGAATGCCGCTTGCGACCGGAAGGCCGGAATGGGGCATCCAGAGCGTGCCGAGCCAGCGTTTGGCCTGTGTGCCCTTCCACGGCAAATCGTCATCGCCGATATAATCAGATCGAGAAAACTCATCGATAAGAAGCAGCTCCGACCACTGTTTCCAGCCAACGATCGCATAGCGCTGCCCGTCATCGGGAACGTCCCGGTCGCCAAGGCCCTCGAACGCCATCATCACCTTATCAAGGGTCATCCCCTCGGTATTATCGGGCACGACATCCTCGGCCCCGACCAGCGCATTAATGATCAGCTCGTCGGTCTTGCGGCCAAGTGCATAGGCCCCGGCATTGGCCAAAACCATCTTTTCATCATGGTTGATTTTAAGTTCATCAAGCGCATCGACCCAGTCACCGGCGTAATAATCGCGCAGGTCACAGCGCACCGCCTCGTGATCGACATTCATCACCGGCACCTTGCCATGACGCGCCTTGGTGGTGGCGGTCCCCTTGCCGACTTTCTGGAAAACCGTGGTCGCGCCCTTGATCGCGTTTTTCACCCGCACTGTGTTGCGGAGCTTTGATCCCATGCGTTGATAGGCCTGATGCACATCGGCCTGAAAATGGTCGATGAAGCTTTGATCAATCGTGGTTGTCATCGATTACGATCCCCTTGTTTCAGATATGATTTTGTCGTGATTGCAGGCAGCCGCCGGGGTTCAATTGCGGGCCCGATCAAGGTCACTGCCACAATTGCCCCAAAACCCGGTCATTTTCCGGTCATGGTTTGATGGTTTAACCGTGCTGTCTCACGTTGGGACACGTCGCGGATTTGCCCAGACCTGTTGCACCCGAAGGGCTTATCTGTGCGTTTCAAACAAGAAAAAGAGTGTCTGCCGTGAAGAAGTCGGTTTTGCTGGTGTTCAGCCTGATCGGGCTTGGGGTAGCGGGTTATTTCCTTTTGCCGCTGACCCCGATACCCGATTATGTCAACGCGGTCATCGACCGGGCTGACAAGCTGTTTTAGGGCGAGATGCCTAAGCCAGTTCAGCTTTGTGACAGGCGGGCAAAATCCGCCTGCACCTCGGCGACAAGCGCCGGATCACGATCCCGCCAATAGCGCGGATCATTCATCTTGCGACGGATGTCAGACCGCAAATCCCCACTACCTGATCCGCCATCGGCTTTGCCAAGTGCCGCCTCATCGTTTTGCCCCATCATGCGATGCATGGCACGCACGCCATCGGCACTCTGACACAGGGTTTCAAAGGCGGCGTCGGGCAAGTTGGCCTTGCCCCAGCTTTCAATTTTCGGGGCCAACTTCTTCCAGTTTTCTGCCCCGCCAAATTCGGCCGCCAAGGCGGCACGGTCGGTCGCGCGCTGTGCGGCCTGATTGATATCACCCAGCAGGGGTGACAGGACCTCCCCGGCCAGATCATAGACCAGCTGCGCCTGCGCGTTGCTAAAGCCTGCCTCGTGCAGGCGCTTATTCAGATCGGCATCAATCTCGCCGATGCCCTCCGTAAGTTCGATGGCGTAGGCATCTGGCGCGTCGGGCACCAAATCGGCAAGGGCTGCGGCATCAACCTCGGCTTCCGGTTCCTCGCTGATGGCACCGGGTGTTTCGGGTGTTTCCGATGCTTCCGGCACCTCAGGTGCTTCGGCTTCCGGCGAAAGAAGATCAGGTTCGGTTGTCATGCGGACACTCCAGTTTTCTGAAAGGTCGTTTGCTGTTCTAAGCGTGCGGCTCAGTCTTCCTTTGCGCTACCTGCCAGCCGCTTGATCTGAAGCACCAGTGCACGCTTGCCCTCGCGCATCCAGATCGCCTTGTCACTGGCATCCGGGCCAAGCGCCGCGTGCAGGAAATGACGTTCGAGATCGGCCAGAACCTTTGCCCCGGCGTCACTGTCAAAACAGGCCTGCCAATGATCCGCACTGCCGTCTGAAAGGCTTTCGTTTTCGGCCTCAAACCAGTCCCATCCATTGTCCGTCATCACATCACCTCCGCAATTTCAGGCGGCAGGCTGGGGCGCAACAGATGGTCGGGCACACCGAACTGATCGGCAAGCCAGCGGACCATGACCGGCAGATCGACCTCGGCCAGCGCTTCCGGCCCAAGGCCCGCAATCCGCGACAGCCAATCCAACGCCTGTCCCGCCTGTACGCGTTTGGGCAATTGCGCCAAGGGGGCCGCGTGACGCAGCACGACAACATCGCCATCGAGCGGGATGTCGGGAAGTTCGCCGGTTTGGGCAAGGATATAAAGCGCGCGCCGGATCAGCGGATAGAGCAATTCCGCCTGCAACCGGCCATAGGTAGCCCCCAAAAGCCGTGCATTTTCCGAAGCCCGCTCAAGCACCTCGGTCGCGGTCATACCCGGTTGATCGGTCTGGCCCAAGCGATCAGCCAGCAAACACCGCCGAATGCGATCGCGCAAATCAGACAGCACAAGATCAGACACATCAAACCGACCGGGGGCCTCAAGCGGTTTTAACCCGGCCGAGCCTACCGCCTTGGGAATGATACTGCCCGGCACCAGCCGAATGGTCGCCGGGTTCAGCACCCCGTCATCATCAGCCTGCCAGATGCCGGTGACGGCGATGGAGGCGTTTTTCAGAACCAACTCAACCACCTTGTTGGCGGTCTTGATATCGGGCAGTGCCTTCATCACAGGCGATCTGCCATAAATCTCGCCAGGCGCCTTCATCCAGCGAAAGGCGATATAGGGCGACACATCAAACCAGTCGCGATAGATCAGATCGCCTGAATGGCCATCGCCGTCTTCGCGAAAGACACACAGCTCATAACCGGTTTTGCGATCGGTTGCGGGCAGGACGGCCTCGATCACGGCGATGCGCTTGGGCGCGTCCTTGTCGTCCTGATGATCGGCAAAACCCTTGGCATCGGGCCAGGTGGCGGTGATTTCATCGCGGGTGAGCGACAGTTTGCGAAACACCGCATCCATCTTGCCATCAGATCGTTCTTCAAACGCCAGATCGCGCAAGGGTACTGCGGTAAAACGCAAGGCAGACGGGCTGTGCAAATCCGCCTTTTCCAACCGCAAACAGGCTGTTCCGGCGGTGACCAGATCCAGAAACGCCTGATGCATTTCAACCGCGAAATTGGAACGATCAAAATGCCCCTGCAAAATCCTGACAGCCCGACCAAGCTGCTCTGTCAAAGCCTGCCGGTCTGCATTGGCAACATTGCCGCCCGGTTCCAGCTCAAACCAGCCGCCACCGGGCGGGGTGATTTCGGCCATCAGGCTGGCGGCAAGCTGTTCGACCGCATCGGATGCGGTTGCGTCAAAGACCCGATCAAGGCGTTTGCCCCCACTCGTCTGGTTGCTGGCGGCATTGCGTTGTGGCAGGGCAAATTCATAGCAATCCTGCCAATGGCTCAGCCAGTTGCGCCGACGTTCCATCGCCTTTTGAAAACGGGCGCGCAGCTGTGCGACATTGGCCCCAACATTGGCCTGGGCGTTTGCCATGTCTTCAAGCTCGGACTGCTGCCCAAGCTTTTGCGATTTCGCCATGCCTATTCCCCCAACAGGTTTTTGCCACCGCCCGCCTTGGCGATGCGGTCACTTAAAAGCCCGCGATAACTTGTTCCGATCAGGCTGGCGCGCCCATAGCGGCGGCGTTCCAATGCCTCGGTCCGGGCAGTACGCGCGACGTCTTCGGCACTGGTGTCGTCATCAGCATTGGTGACTTTTTGGCGTGCGACTGGTGCACTGACGGCGGCCGGTTTTGGTGTCGAAAACAAACTGCCCATCGCTTTTCCTCCCGATCCCCCAAACGCAAAAACGCCCGCAAGGGTCGGAACCCTGCGGGCGCATCTGTGGCGTTGATTTGTTTGTTATGCCACATTAAAAAGAACAAATCAAGAACATTTTTCAGAAAAATACACATCCCCGATTTGATCCGTTTCAATCCCGTTTTGCAGATGGCGATAAAGCTGCCAGGGGGTGATGACCCAAAGACTTGAAATGCCCAGCAACCGCTTGACCAGCTCGACACAGCTCATCGGGCCAAACCGTACCTTCCGCGTGATGGAGGCCGGATAAGACGCCCAGATACAATGATAGCCAAGGCCGCGATAATAGGCCGCCGGATCAAAGATCGGTGAATAGCACCAGCTTTCACACCGCACCCGATGGCTTTGCGGATCAAGGCAGATCCATTCCCCGGCCCGCACCCCGGATACCAGCACGAAGCAATGCCGAAAGCCCGGTTTCAGAATACGCAGCAACCGTTTTTCCGGTGCATCGGCAAAGACGACCAGCACCGAAACCTCGCGCCCGGAAACGGACTGACTGGCCCAGTTATCGGCCATTTCAGCAACGTCTGATCGGGCAACATCTGTGGTCATCACATCGTGCATGGCGACAAATCCCCACCCAGTTCAACAACGCCGTCCTCATGGTGAAAGCTTTCATCTTGCCCGCGTTTGACGATGCCGCGTGTGATCAGTGCGTTTTCAAGGGCTGCCATGGCGTGTTGCCACAAATCCCCCTTGCCCTTTTCGCGCGGATCACGGGGGTCGGGTTCGCGTTCGACGAGCCCGAAATATTCCAGAACCTGCAAATGCCGGTCATTCAGAACACCGCCCTTCTTAAGGCGCATCACCGCGTTATAGACATCGTCGGGATCGCACGGACGGACCACCTCGCCCGCATCGGCCACCACGCGTGCGCCTTCGATCCGGGCGGTTTGACACCGCACGAACCAGAACCATGCCTGCCGGGCACTGGAAAAGGGTGTGATGTCACGCGCAGAGAGTGGTTTGGGAAAAAGTCTTTGTTCGGTCAC